GGTGCGACCCTTTCCCCTCGATGATGTAGCGAGTTCCATCAACCCTTGTCACCATGAAATCAGGGAGAGTGTGTCGAGCTTGACCATCTGGATTCACATATCGGATGGTGAAGGGGGATGCCCAGTTCTTGACATCGGGATCGCCGTCCAACATCTGCATCAGAGCCAGTTCGATCATTTTGGATCGGTACGCAACCGGAGCAGGACCGGCTTTCGGTGATGTGTGGTAGCCCCTCACGCCGAACCCCAACCCATTGGCTAGCCTCGCTGCGTTGTTCCTCGATGCTGCCTCGGCCATCCTATTTTTGGCTGGGCCGGTGAGGTTTCGGAGAACCTCTGACAGTTTCTGACGGTGCTCCTGCGACAACGGGATCCCAGCATGAACCGCTGACAGCTTTGCACGGGTCTCATCGCTGGCCTTCTTCCCCAGGTTGGCCTGACGGAGTTTCTCTTTTGTGGCGTCCGACGGGCGAAGACCGAGGGGTCTCTTGCATGGGTGTGGCTTCCCACTGTGCGCCTTGGACAGTTTCTCCCGTGTTTCAGGAGAAGCCTTTTTCCCAAGTTTGGACTGACGAATACGCTCTCGTCCAGCCTCGGAGACAGTCCCGATGCGGGGTTTTCCACGCCTCGCGGCTGACATCTTCGCCCTTGCCTCGGGGGAGTGCTTCATCTTCGCCCTTGTTTCAGGGGAGTGCTTGTAGCCCTTTGGTGGTGCCATGACTACGGTACCCGATAGGACCACCACCGAGTAACCGGGGCCGCAAACGACATGGATCACTTCGGTGGTTCCTCTGCGGGATGCTACCGGCGTCGGCGCGGGCGAATGGGGGGAGAAGGCACCCCCATGTACCTGGGCTGGCAAGACCGTAGCAGGCACCGGAACCCGACAATGGGGGACAGGTTCCCGCAAGGGAGACGGAGCCAGATCCCCCACACCCCGTTCCATTGGTAGGAGCCCCCTTTGAGGCGGTGCCGGGTCCTGTCCTCGGGCCTCACGGCCCCTTCCGCACGATGTCCAGGGCCTCCTGGAGACGCGACTGGTGGACCATCCACACCCTCTTGTCGGCGTTCCAGCGGGCACCGATGGTCTTGAGCTTTTCCTTCACGTCGTAGGTCTTGCCCGGCACGGGGACCATGGGGTCCGCAGGGGTGCCGTTGAGCACATGGGTCTCAGACGCCGAGAGGTACAAAACCAGCCCGCTCAGGACGTAGGTCGTCCCGGGCGGGTGTCGCGCCGAGTAGAACCGGGTCGCCCGTTCGTTGACCCCAATCTCATCGGGGACAGCAACCCACCAGGAAGATCCGTCTGGGGCGCGATGCACGGCCGCATTCGCCCCCCCAAGCATCGCACAGAGAGCGGCCCTGTCTTTCGGGGGTGCGACCTCGGTGGTCTCTCCCTCAATCGGGATGAGTGTGGCCATGACCACGTTACGCTCGGTAGGCCCCCTATAAGCCCACCCATTGGTAGACCGTGCCTACCACCGACAAACATCCCGCCCGTTTGTACCTGGACGAGCCACTCATGGAGTGGCTCCGGGCCGAAGCCGCCCGGAGGCACTGCTCCCTGTCCCAAGTCGTCCGCGACCTCATCGTAGACCGCATCGCGGTGCAGCGGGTTCTGGTGCAGGCACCATGACAGCCCCCTACGGTGAGGTGTATCTGTTGACCTGTACGGCCAATGGGAAACAGTACGTGGGGCAGACTACCTACGGGGTGGCCCACCGCTGTGAACAACACTGTGACAATGCCAATCGAGGGCGGGGCTATCTCATCGGAAAGGCCCTACGCAAGTACGGCCCTGACGCTTTTACGGTTGAGGTGCTGGACACTGCTGCCAATCAAGTGGAGTTGGATGCCAAGGAGATCCACCTGATTGCCACAAAGGGGTCTCTCGTCCCCCATGGGTACAACCTCCAAACTGGGGGCAACGGTGGTCGTCCGTGTGATGAGACCCGGCGACGGATGAGCGCCGCACAGACGGGTCGGGTTCACCCTGAATCTGTCAAAGAGAAGTTGCGGATCGCCAGCACCGGGCGAACCCTTTCACCAGAGGCTCGGGAGAAGATCAGTCGGCGGCATACTGGCAGGGGGGTTTCGGAAGAGGGCCGTCAACGGATGAGCCTTGCAAAGAAGGGCAAACCCCTGTCCCCAGAGCACGCTGTGAAGGCCCGTGTGGCGGGTCTCGGGAAAACTCGTTCACCTGAAGCTATTGAGGCTACTCGACAGGCCAACCAAGGACGAAAAATGTCCCCCGAGGCTGTAGAGAAGAACCGGCAGGCTCAACTCAAGCTCGGGAAGAAGCTCTCACCTGAACACGCAGAGGCTCTTCATCGGTCCCGCCGAGGCAAAACACTTTCACCAGAACACATTGATGCCATCCGAAAGACCCACCTGGGTCGGAAACGGCCCGATGAGACACGAGCGAAGCAGAGTGCTGCGGCCAAGGCCCGGGGTGGTGGCACTCCCGTGGCTCTCAAAGCGATGCGTCAGGCCAACATCGGACGGGTGATGACCCCTGAACAGCGTGCCACGCTGAGTGCCCGACTCAAAGGCATCAAACGGTCACCAGAAGCATGTGCCCGGATGAAGGCGGCGAAGGCCAACATCACCGAGGAGACCCTGGAAAAAATGCGGGAAGCTGCACAAGCAAGGCCCCGTAGAGTGAACACTCCTGAAACCAAGGAGAAGATGCGCCTGTCTGCAATCGAGGCTCATCGTCTTCGTTGTGAGAAAACATCAACAACTTCGGAGGGTTAGGCCATGTCATTTGGGTTCACGGGTTTCTTCCGAGCCGGGGCCTATCGAGAGTTCCGACGCTTCATCCTCAATCAGCGTCGGGACGTGCTTGCCCGGTTGACAACAATCAACGCAGAACTGGCAAGGATCGGGGAGATCCAAATTCAGTACGAAGTCAGCGCGACTGACCCGAACAGGGTCACTGAACGGAGGATTGGGTTCAACGTCACCCCAAATACCTCCATTGAACACCTCATGAGGGCGTACATTGCCGCTGGGGGCAATGTTTTCGACATCTCGATGTTCTTGACCCCGGACTCCGTCGAGGTGACCGAGGATCCTGAGGCCCCTACCACCCAGCCCGACGACACGGGGGCTCAGACCACGCCGAGTGGCCCGTTCCGGGACACACAGCCCTACGGCGGCATCGCGTCGTCACAGAGCACAGATCCCCTCGCGGGTGGTCTATACACGGGCGGGTGGCTCCCCATGTGGCGCTACCCCCCGAGGCGCTTCGGCAACACGGTGAGCTACACGGCCCAGTCGGCAGACATGGCCCGGACCGTCCACGCGGCGCGGGGGTGGGTGTCCCAGGAGATCAAGACCCTGAGGAACGACATCGAGGCCCGGATCATCAAGCTCATGGACCTCCGCGAGCAACTCAAGAAGGAGCGGGACGAACTTCTCCCCACCGCAGTGGGTGGGTGCATCCCCGACCTTCACTGGTCCGCCGAAGAGTTCGCCACGTCGCACAACGTGGCCAACATCGTGGACCAGTTCGACGCCGTGTTCTACCCCGAGCTCCTCCCGGACGGATCACGGGACTTCAACCGCCCCAGGGTCACGGGTCCCAACCCCACCGAGCCCATGCTCCTCGACGACGCCCCCAACGGCGAAGAGGATTTTTGCGCCCTGGGGTGAGAGTGCCCCCCACATGTAAGCATAGTCTCCGTGGCTCTGGTATTGGTTGGTGTGCCATCGGGTAGAGTGCTCCATGCCCTACGGAGAAATCTATTGCCTGACATGTTCAGTCTCAGGCAAAAAATACATCGGTCAGACCACACAGACCTCGGAGAAGCGCTGGAAACAGCACCGGAACGAGCGGAACCGGAAGGCCACTCACATCAACCGTGCGCTCGTGTTGCATGGGGTCGAGACCTTCACCATGACGGTCCTGGACACGGCTGATGACCAGACCGAACTGGACCAGAAAGAGATGGCGTGGATTCGCCGGGAGGGCACGCTGTCCCCAAGCGGCTACAACCTCAACGAAGGTGGTCTCGGTGGCGGGAAACGCTCCCCCGAGACCCGCGCCAAAATGAGCGAGTCCCAGCGGAAGAGGGTCTACTCGCCGGAGGAAAGAGCCCGAAAGGCTGTGACATCGACGGGACGGAAACACACCGATGAAACCAAAGAGAAATGTCGGCAAGCCCGTCTTGGAAAACTGACCCCCGAGCACCTGGAGGCAATCCGCAAGATGAACAGGGAGCGGGTGTTCACCCCTGAGCTCCGGGCGAAGATGTGTGCGTCTCAGACGGCTCGCTGGGAACGTGTCCGTGCGGCCCGTGCGGAGTCACAGACGCCCGCGCCGTAGGGTGGTGAGCGGTTTCCCCGCTATCACACGCCCACGGTGAACCATGAGCCGCGATTTGCAATTGGCCTGGAACTGCCCACACCTCATCGGTGAGGAGCGTGTCGCTCTTGGGGCGGACCGGCGGACCCTGTACACGTCCAAGCCCATCTCGGGTGCGACCCTTCTCCGTGTTGTGGCCGACGACATCTACCCCGTGTCGCCGTTCACCGGGTTCGTGACCGCGGCCTCGGTGAAGTCGTACCGGCGGGAGCCCTACAGGGTCACCCAGGCCAATCGCACCCTCACGGTCACCACCCAGCTTGGGACGGCGACGGTGAGCCTCACCCCGGGGTACCTGTCCGCGGCACAGGTGATCGCGGCCATCAACACCGTGGCCTCACGGTTGGTGACCCTCACCAGCCCCAACGGGTATGTGACGGTGGCAGATACGGGTGACCCGGGGAGCACTTCCAGGGTGCAACTCTCGGGGACTGCCCTTGAACCCCTGGGGTTCGACCAGCAGTCGGGCGACAAGGGCAAGGTGGTTGTCCCACCATGGCGTCTGTACTCCCGCTCGGTGGTGAACCCCCAGGACGCCGTGGACTCCCTGGGGTACTTCATCCGGTTCGACGCCGTGGTGAACTCGGGGATGTACTTCACGGTGACCTACCCCGTGGCCCCGGACCTGTGCCTCCGGTGCCTGACCACGGGTGTGGAGAACGACTACCGTTTTGACGCCCAGGGGGCGGCGATGATGGTGTCGGACGAGAACCTCCTGTACCAGTCGGTGCTGAAGGTGATCCTCACGGAGATCCGCTCGAACATCTACTACCCCTGGTACGGGTCCACCCTGTCGTCCCTCATCGGTTCCAAGGTGCTGGGTGGCACTGCGGCGGGTATCCGTCAGTCGGTGGCCACGGCCCTGACGATGTTCCAGAACCTCCAGAACTCTCTGTCCAAGTACCAACGGATCACGGCCAAGGAGAGGTTGTTCGCGGTGGACGGCATCGGGGTGACCCAGTCCCCCAACGACCCCACGGTGTTCTTCATCGAGGTGAACGTGCGAAACTACGCCTCGGAGCCCGTTTCCGTGACAATAGTCTATTCTACTCCTGGGACGTACGCCCTGCCTGGGACCAACCAACTCTCTCTTGGGAGCTTCTGAGATGGCTACATCGGTTCA